GTGTAATTAATTCTGGATGTTCTGAACACAGTACGGAAATATAATCATCGCGAGCCACTTTAGCCAAAATGGATGCCGCTGCGATGGCCGTGTATTTGTTGTCGCCACCCTCAATGGTTTCGTGTGAACTACGCGAAGAGTATCGGTATCTTCTTCAAAGACAGTGTATGGGCGAAAATCGTTCCCATCTACGAGGAGAAATACCCCATCCAAACCCGTTTTGGTAGTAATGATTTCGCGAATTGCATTATGCATTCCGCGAAATACCGATTGACGAATATTGATCTCGTCAATAACATCTGCTTCAATGTATTGCACCGACCATGCAACGGCATTGGCTTTAATATACTCTGCAATATCGCGAATCTTCTTTTTCGAATGGAACCTTTTTGAGTCCTTCATCCATTCATGATGGAAACCACCTTCTTTAGGTAAAACAACCGCCCCTACATATAATCGTCCGAAAAGTGGCCCCCGACCGGCTTCATCCACCCCAATTTCAAAAGCATTTTGTGGGTCATAACACGTCAATAATGGGCTTTGCATAGTATGTACCTGTTTGTTACAGAATACAAATGAAAGAGATTTATTCAATTTTGTTCATTGCTCAATGCGAATTTAGTAATATTTTCGACCTATAGAATATATTGGTCGAACATACAAATGAAAGGAATGAATTTGTCCCTAATAAATTTATCTATGATCGCACTATTAATTTTAGTTGTAGCCATCGCATTTGGATTCTTTAAGACAAAGGAAAGTATGACCACAGAAGACAATGTTATGCGAGAATTGTATGTACCGTATCACGAATCGCGCGCGCTTGTTCGAATTCATAGTGTATTATACACCGAAAACAGAAAGCAACACATATATTTCGATGAGATGTATGGAAATATAATAATTGCCCCCGAGGTTCCCGAATTGAAAACAAATACTGTTGAATTTCAAGTAGTGAATCGCAGCGGCGAATCGCAGAAATATTCTGCTGAATCTGGTAAACAACCTGCGAATTTGAAAAGGGACCTGGCCAATATGAATACCATTAAGCAACTTACCACAGATAATTCCGGAAAATCGACCAACATTTCATGGTCATACGGCGAAAAAGGATTTGGTCTTGTATATGTTACATGGGATGCTTATACCAATATCTACGTATTGAATACATTTGACCACGTGATGGGCCCGGTATATCAATCTGTTTATACGCCCACGTATGCACATACATCAATCGATCATTCTATCGAAGGATCGCCTTTAATGCAAAAAGATACAAATACATCCAATTACAGCGCGGATGCGAATACAATTGTCCCTATTCGCGATTATAATGCCTATCAGATAACTAAGAATGTATATTTCAATTTCAACCGAGGTCTCATTATTCGAAAGCCAACTGGGTTTGATATGACCGAGATATCCGCATCTTCTGGGAGTTCTGTTGAATACGATAATATTAATAACGCCATGGTTATTGGTACAAAACTCCAGAAAAATGGTGTCCGATCCGCAATACTTATTGTGTTATCTTACACAAGCAGCGATTTAGTATCTCCGTATCAACTATTTACAACTGCCCGCATTGCGAATAATGACGAAAACAAACCGAATTATCAATACCCGTTTGATCGAAAATATCCAATGTCCGAAACAAACGATGCAGCGAATCCAAATTATATCTTAAAAACGGAGATTGTCCCTCCCGTTTGCCCAATGTGCCCATCGCCTTGCGAACATAAGTATCCCACAACTACTCCTCCCACGCCCACGCGATGTGGTGTTTCTGTGAATAACGCGGGTCAATTTGTTGATTGCAGTGGGACTGTAATCACTCTACCGCCCGCGCTAACAACATCGCCTGCGCCAACGACTACTCCTGCAGCAACAAGCGCCGGTACGTTTGGTGGAGCAATTAGTAGCAGTGTGAAATCAATATCTGATGCTGCCGGAAGTGCGGTATCTACCGTTGGTAACGTAGCCGACACAGCCATATCCACTGCGGGTGGATTAGTCGGTCAAGCCGGAACTGACGTCACGAACATCGCAACGGGTCTTGGTACAGATATTACCAAGTTGGGAAGTGGGGTTATTGGTGGTGCTACCACGTTGGGGTCGGAAGCGGTCGGACTTGTTGGACAGACTGTTGGGACTGCGGGATCGTTAGTTGGAAAAACGATTGATTCTGCTACAGGGTTGGCGTATGGCGCTGGTACTGGGATTGCGAATATGATGCATCCAACGAACGTACAAGGCCAACTTCAATATGGAACTCAAGGTCAATATGGCTACCAACCTCAATATGGTTATCCTGGCCAATATGGTTATCCTGCATATCAAGGAGCGCCGGTTTATCCTGGATATTATGGAGGTCCGGGGCAACAAATATGCGGCCCCCCATCTTACCCGGCTCAAACCTCTGATTTTATGCCCATTACAAATGATTTCTCTCAATTCGCATAAACGAATAGTGAATTCATGACGAAGATTTACAACATGCTCGTCCAAAATGCGTTTAATCCATATTATTAATAAAATGGATTAAAGTAACAGACCATTATTCTATATCATGAATCAGTTTTTCAATTCACACAATTACTCATATGAAACTACTACTACCCCCGTACAGCACACCAAAGTAAAAGCACATACTGAAAAACAATCCTATTTTGACTATTCCGAATTATTGGAACGTACTGCTATACAAACCGAGATTACTTCCATACTCGCATCGTTCGATACGGAATACAATAATATACATTTCAAGAAGGGGGTATATATTTACGGTTCGTCCGGGACTGGTAAAACGCAATTTGTGATGAAGTTGTTAGAACGATTAGGTTATGATATTGTAAAATATGATGCGGGAGATGTGCGAAACAAGGCGCTAATCGATACAATTACGAGCAATAATGTATCGAATCGAAATGTGTTAGATATGATGAAGGGTAAGACAAAGAAAATAGTCATAGTTATGGATGAAATTGACGGTATGAATAATGGAGACAAGGGCGGCATTAATGCACTAATTAAACTTATACGCCAAAAGAAAACGAAAAAACAACGTCTAGAAAGTCTGACCATGAATCCCATTATTTGCATTGGTAATTATTATTCCGACAAAAAAATCCGCGAATTAATGAAAGTGTGCCACACGTTTGAGTTGAAAAAACCGACCGAACCGCAAATGCATGTATTGATGAATCGAGTGCTACCCAAACAGTTTGTATCCGAACATGAAATTATGCTTGCGAATTATATTCAGGGAGATATCCGCAAATTGTCTTTTATAGAAGATTTGCATCGCAGCAAGAACCATTTATTGACCCCGCATATATTAAACACGATTTTTCAGATAAAATCATATAATGACGATGCGAAAACGTTGACTCGTAGTTTAATCAATACCTATGTACCGTTTAAAGAGCACAATATACGCATGAATGATACCGACCGGACGATTGTTGCTCTGTTATGGCACGAAAATATTGCCGATGCCTTAGATGATATACCCAATCATGTGAAATTGCCGTTCTATGTGAAATTAATGGATAATATATGTTATGCCGATTATATTGACCGTATTACATTTCAAAACCAAATTTGGCTCTTTAATGAAATGAGTTCTTTAATGAAAACCTTTTATAATAACAAACTGTATCATGAAAAGTTTCCAGAAAAATCGGGCACATTCCATCCATCCGAAATACGATTTACCAAGGTTTTAACAAAATATTCCACTGAATACAATAATCAATTGTTTATGAACAATTTGAGCCAGGAATTACATATGGATAAAAAAGACGTGATCGCATTTTTTCAGGAATTTCGATTGTCCAGTCCCGCTGGAAACTATAGTGATTTTTTATCGAATCCTGAAAATACACGCACGATTGCAGAATTAACCGATGAATATAATATTTCCAAATTGGACATTCGCCGCATGTATCGGTTTTTAGATAAGAATGTGAAAAAAAATCAGGTTATAGAAGACGACGACGATGATGATGATGTAGTCGTAGATGATGCCGGATAATCCGCGATTTTTTGTTTCACCTATATTATTTTGAATAATATATGTGTATTAAAATATATAATGAATTGCGTTTTGTGTAAAACATTGGTTGAATATGTTTGGATTGGTGGAATGGGAGAACTTCGTTGCAAAACGCGGGTAATGAATACCCGCATTGACGATTTAGAACAGCTTCCTGTATGGAATTACGACGGCAGTTCCACCAAACAAGCACAGGGTCATTATTCTGAGGTATTGATTAAGCCCGTTGCGCTATTTGCGGATCCATTCAGAAAAGGCCATCATAAAATGGTAATGTGCGAAACAGTCAAACCAGATGGTACCCCACACGAAACGAACCATAGGCATTGGGCCAAGCAAATATTCGATTGCGCTGTGGATGAAGAACCTTGGTTCGGGTTAGAGCAAGAATATTTTATGATGGATGTTGTTACAGGAAAACCTTTAGGCATCGAAACTGCGACCAAACAGGGTCAATATTACTGTAGTGTCGGTGCGCGCAATGCATTTGGGCGTGATGTTGCTGAAGAACATTTGGCGGCTTGCATTCACGCGGGCATTACAATTTCGGGAATCAATGCGGAGGTTGCTCCTGGACAATGGGAGTTCCAAGTCGGCCCCTGCGTTGGTATCGATGAAGGCGATCATATGTGGATGGCTCGTTACTTACTAGAACGTATTGCAGAAAAGCACGGGGTTGCTATAGACATTGAACCTAAGCCAATCAAGGGGGATTGGAATGGGTCTGGATGCCATGCAAATTACAGCACAAAGAAGATGCGCGAAGGTGACGGTGATAAAACGGGTCTGGATTTCATCCACGAAGCCGTGGATAAATTATCGAAGAAGCATGCGGAACATATGGCGGTTTATGGACTACATAACGAACAACGAATGACCGGGGCTCACGAAACCGCCAGATTTGATAGATTTAACAGTGGTATTGCGAACCGCGGAGCATCTGTCCGCATTGGGAATGATGTGGCTCGCGAAAAGAAGGGATATTTCGAGGATCGCCGTCCGGCAGCCAATTGTGACCCTTATTTAGTGACGGGTATGATGTTCAAAACAACGGTTCTCGATACACAACTATAATTTTGTTATTTACAATTACATCATGATAATATATTATCATAATGTTAAAGTCGGCTGCATTGTTAGTGTGCGATTTGCAAATAAAAACCATTAAAAATTTGCATAATCAATCGCGGTTGTTAAAAAATGTGAATATGTTAATTCATGCAAGCAAACATATACCCAATATCAAAACTTCAATTGCGGCGCAATTACGCCCAGAAATTTTGGGTAAATTAAGCTCGGAAATAGATGGGGATAAAATCGATGTAATTTATGATAAAAATACATATAGCATGGCGGACGACATTTTGTTTTCAGAATTCGAAAAGCACCAGATCGAGGATGTGATTTTGACCGGAATGGAAATACAATGGTGCATCAATCATACAGTTCGCGACTTGACCGCGCGCGGAATTCGCGTACATGTCCCAACAGATGCAGTCGGCAACCATTTATCTTACACAGAAAACCGCGATAATTTCATTCGATTGCGGCAACATGGCGCATTATTGTGCTCATCTGACGGAATTATATGCGAACAATTGCGCCATTTTGATGAAGACGCCGCAAAGTGGTATGTTCGATATATAAAAACCAAACCAATGTAATGATGCGACATACATACTCACAATATTTGTGAATAGTAAAATACACGTGATTATATGGAAGGTGAAATATCGAAATCTCAAAAGTGGGCATGTAGTGTGGTTGCGACTTTTACTGCTACTACCTGCGTTCATCCGTTTGATGTATTACGTATATCCCAACAAGGCGGTTTTGCATCAAAATATACACTGTCCAACTTGTATCGCGGATATAGTGTTGGATTACTACGACAATGCACATATTCGGTACCGAATGTGATGATTTACAGCGAATTGCAAAACGCATATGCGTCGAAATACAAACAAAACCCATCCTTTTGGACAAAATTTGGGATGGGGGTAATTTCGGGCACACTTGGCGGATTTACGGGAACGCCCAGTGAATTGATGATGGTGCGGTCGATTCACCCAAATACGCCGAATCCGGGTATTGTACCTTCGATAACCACAATTTGGGCGAACTATGGGTTGCGGGGGTTTTTTCGCGGGTATCATTCAACGATTGCCCGTTCTGCTGTTTTCAACGGCACGCGCCTTTCCGTTTATTCTGAAACAAAATCCACGGTGTTACGAACGTATCCCGATTTAGATGGAACTACAATATCACATATATTGTCCGCAATTTGTGGAACAACGGCTGGTATAATCGCGAGTAACCCATTGGATGTAATTAAAACGCGCGTTCAATTGAACCAAGATTTGCCTTTGCAAAATGTGGTTCGCGATGTGGTTGGTGGAGGAGCGCGCACGTTATATAAAGGCTTCGTCCCAAGTTTGTCCAAATCCATTCCGCATTCAGTGATCTCGTTTGTGATTTTAGAACGACTCACGCGTATGATTAGCGGGAAAGATGCTTTTTAACATTTATGGATCATTATATCTTTCCCAATATACGCATTAATATTTTCAATAAGTTTTGGGGTAAATATGTTTTTGTGAAATGCGAATGAATTTCTACAATCGGGTCTGCAACCGTGTAATATCTCATCTACTAAAAATACAACGTAATTCTTATTGTTTAAATACGTAAGTATGATGTTATAATCATCCAATTCTAAATGTTGCTCAAATGATATGATTGGTTTATATATATCTAATATATTACTACAACCTTGTAATATTTTATATTCCATGCCTTCTACATCCAAATGTATATAACTTATATTTTCTATTAATTTGTTTTCATACAAATAATCTAATGAAACCGCATTTTGTTTGTATATACCATTTACGCCCGTATTACCATAAACAAACGAACAGTGATTAATATTCTCGTTTGTAGATAATACTTCGTTACTATTACTTATCGCATACTGTAACGTTGTTATATTTTTAATGTTATTTATCGCACACGTTGAATTGATAAATGCAATATTATCCGGAGATGGATCAATCGCATAAATAATACCGCCTATATTTTTTGCCCAAGGAATACTATTATCTCCAATCCAAGCACCCAAATCTATTATATTTTTTGTTTTGTTTATTACACCGGTATTAAGTAAATATGTATTAATTCGCCTGAATAATATTTCGCGATTATCGCGATTTTTAAAATCTATTGAGAATGGATGATCTAATAACTGAATTTCCGCATAGTTATCATTTGTAAAAATACAAGTTTTGCGGTTTCGACAAAAGGCAATTTGTTCATCATAAAAAGATTTTCTCTCAAGATAACACGCGTGAATACTGGGATTGATCCGACATAGTGAAAATATATTTGATATGATATTCTCACCCTCGTCTGCTTTATAGTAATAGGCAGATACATAATATGCGAATAAAATTCGCATACGGAGTAATGGACCACACGTGGTATTATATGAGTCAATACTATGCAATACCTTTTTGCAACAATCATAACATTCGCGATGATATCCAAACTGCAAGTATCGATTTATTATCCTATCAAATACATATTGTAAATTTTTGGTTGGTTCGATTAGATTATTTACAATTTGATTATAATCACCATAACCCTTTTCAATATCATCATAAAATTCGTCCAATACCTCCAAATACATCATTTCCTCGCCATGGCCATAACCCATTTGTGTCGTCTCAATACAAATATCTTTCAATCTACGCAAAATCTTTGCACCGATTTCTTTTCCGCACATAAACATACCACCACATACAACATAACGATATGTAGAATAATATTCTCTTTTGTGTTGAGGCATCTTATATTTTTTATCATTCACATTTAATATTTGAATATGGAATTTCGTACTTTGTATATTGAGTATTTTCAATATCATGTTCGGTTCGTAATTTTCACAAATACGGATCAATGTGCGGTCTAACGTTAGAAATGCGTCTAACCAACAAAATTTGTTAGTAGAAAATGGATTTTCTTCGATTGATCGTAATACAAAATCAAATTTGTTAATCGTGACCAAATGCGATTCGGGTGATGTACGTGCATCTTTACTTGGATGATATTTTTCTCGGTTCTCTTTCACCGTTTGTAAATATTGGAATGCCCATATTTCGGCGAGGTCTATGTTATGGACTACTGTTATATGTTCGTGTCCATAACTACGCCGCCGTTCGAGAATTTCATTATAAAAAAATGTTTCGGTATAAACAATTAGATATACAGGTAACTGCAATATACCGTCAATTCGTTTCAATGCTTCACTTGTTGATAATGCATGTGAATTGAATTTTGATGTATCAAAGCAACATGTTACTACTGTGCAATCTGGAACGCCATACATAATATGAATATGAATATGAATATGAACCAAAAATTGGTTTTATATTCATATTGTTACATAATCATAATCGTATAAAATTTATTCTTACCGCGTCATATTATACCTAGACAAATATAATATGACCCAATACAAACTTTATTTCGATGGTTGCAGCAAAGGAAATCCGGGACCGGCCGGCGCGGGTTCCGTGTTATACAACACCGACGACACCGAAATAGACACTTATGTCGAACATTTGGGCCAGAGAACTAATAATTATGCCGAATATAATGGCCTTATTGGCGGGCTTCGATTGGCCATTGCACACAAAATCGCCGATTTGTCCGTATTTGGCGACAGTATGTTGGTAGTCAAACAAATGCGCGGTGAATGGCGCGTGAAAACGCAGGCACTTATACCATTACATAAAGAGGCGTGCGCATTGGCGAAACAATTCGCGTCGGTTACTTACACGCATGTATATCGAGACCATAACGCGCGCGCGGATGAATTGTCGAATCAAGCATTACACCATTGAAGATTTAAATCTTCATCGGTGTAATCGTAAAATAGACTTTTATTGAATTCATCGAGTTGAATATCCGCGTGACCCCCCCATATTTTGCGCAATTAACAATAATTGTTGCTGTAATTGAACCACCATAGATTCTAATTCTGTAATGCGATCGGATTGCATTTTTATATGTTCCTGCTGATTACGCATGGTATCTACGATTTCGCGCGGTTCCATTTGACGCGGCGGGTGTCCGGGTTGTTCCACCATGATTTTGGGTACGGTTGTCTGTGTTCTCATTTTTTCTCGCTCCTTATTCATTTCGTCCATTTGTAATAATACATCGGGCTTCCATTTGGGCAAACCAGGTTCATAGTCTTTAAGCGCACCGTCAATTTGTTCCATGAAAAATTTATAAATAGACGCCTCGCGCTTTTTGCGTATAAAATCGCGAACTTGGACAACGCTTTCTCGGAAATACAGAGGGTGTAGATTTTGCAACAGATTTCGCTTATCAAATGTGTTGTGCTCATGCGAAAATACCAAAATGGTCTTGTACGGGTCCAGTTGTACCATTGGAATGGTGAAATTGTTTAAAAACAATTTTTCTTCCGCCAATGCGGCGGTGTCTTCGTAGCGCGTTTGGTTCAACAATTCGCGCCGAAATGCGAACGTTCCGGCGGTCGCATGATTATCGCCATACGGACCACATTGATACATTTTGTGGATGTCGTGCTTGTAATAAATGAACATTTCGCTTGCTCCCGCGCACAATTTGTTTGGATTTTTCATTAGCATTTCGACCGCATGTGATACGCGTTCGGGGGGATAATAATCGTCGTCGTCCATATATATCAATATATCGCCCTTGGTCTGTTGGTGCATATAATTACGTTTTTCACCCAACGCCATTTTATTTTCTAATGGGAAATATTTGATTTGGGGAATGTTCGCATCGCGTATTAAATCCTCGATTTTATCGGTCCCATCATCCACGATGATCCATTCCATACATTCTGCGGGATATTTTTGGTTACGAAAGCATGCGAACATGGTTTGAATAAATGGACGCCGATTGAACGTAGGCGTGCATATAGAGACGAACGGTAGCAAAGTTTTTATATCTAATTTCTTTTTTCCCATAATAGTTTGGTTTCCAAAATATTATTTAGATTGTTTTTTGAACGATTGAGTATGTTCGCCTAACTTATGGCGAATTGAATCCGGGTTTTTCTACCGCAGATAGTGGCGAGCCGCCTGCTCCTCCCGCCGAAAATGCGGAGGTTTTATTCTGGTTAATTGCGAGTGGTTTTTGTGCTCCTCCCGCTCCTCCCGCCGAAAATGCGGAGGTTTTATTCTGGTTAATTTCGAGTGGTTTTTGTGCTCCTCCCGCTGCTACTTCAACCGGCTTTTGTGCTACTATCACAGGCAGTGGTTCGGGAATACCATCCAAGGCAGTTTCAATCTTCGATATAGGCACGGTTTCCATTCCAGCTGCGCCATTTGGTATTAATGCCTGTATCGCACGATATTTTTTCACAGCAAACATAATGAGCAAAACAATAATCACAATGTTAATCAATATTAACCATGTAAATAATTGTTTGAACGCTTGTTTTACAGAAGACGGATTGTATGCACTTATTCCGACCTTACCTTCTAATGCACTCTGAAAATTCTTACTATATACGCCAATTCCACCCAACAATGTTAGCAAAATCATAATTTCGAACATGTATGCCGCGAGATAATTCACCGATTTTTTCAGAAACCGCCATATATATGTTGGCCACAACTTCCATTGCAAGTACCATTCCGGCGATTCAACGCAAATATTACCTTCGCTTAAATCTGGCGCGATGGGTATTATACTCTCTGAAATCCCCGAATAAATATTCAACGCATTTGATCCTTCGTAATAAATCACGCCAAAAAAGGAGTTCATTACCAAATATGCGAAGATAAATATCATACCAAATGGAATTGTAACCGACACAACCAAATTAACATATAAAAATAATGCGATTATTATTGCTATCGCCCCTACCAACCAGCTCCATCCAAGTAAATTTTGGACAATACCCGATTGTATAAAGAAGAAATTTAGTGCATAATAGGCGACAACTGCTGTCGTAAATATATACATTATCGATAGCCCAAACTTATGTTGTAATGCGTTGAAAAAATCAATAAATAGCATAGATTGGAAATCGGCCGCAACCAAGACGGTAAATATAATAAACATGATTACATAAATCATAGAAGTTGGTACATATTTTTTTAGTAAAGATACTGGACTATATTCGCCTGTAATTAATAACCAGTTGAATATTTCAACAACGCGCATGCTTGGACCAATCACCGCATATACCCATTTGCTGTAGTACATAATGGAATCAACGTTGAATGTATATCGGATTCCATCGCCAGAATCCAAATAAAACATCACATAATACCAATTATATACAAGCATCCATATTGTCGTAATGAACAGAATTTTTTGCGTCTGATCTTTAAAAATGGTGATTTCTTTAGTGGTAGCAGTATTTTGGGTTAAAGCGTTCGCCATTTTGGTGATTAATGTGTTTATGTTGTCGTTCAATTCTAATATAAATAGTTCTACCATTTTCTTGAATAAAATCACATAGCTTGCGAGTTTTTGAATCGTAATCCCGATCGTTTTCATCAATTGTTTTCCTGAATTACCAGCATCGCTCGTTATATTTCCAATGTTTAAATATTTTAATTGTTGCGTCACGTTCATTTTTACATCCAGCGCACCACCCAATGAGTCAAACGCGTCTCCGATTGAATCCAATTGCTCCACATCGGATAATATGTTGGATATGTCGGATTTTAAACTATTTATATCTGAACCTAAAGTATTTTTCGCATTCTTAAATGCGTCGCCGATACGTTGCCCGGTTTGTGATAACTTCGCATCTAATTTGGTGTCTATTGAATTTGACGGTGTTGCAGTAGGAGGAGCAGGTGTCCCCGTCGGAGGAGCAGGTGTTCCAGTCGAAGGAGCAGGTGTCCCCGTCGGAGGAGCAGGTGTCCCCGTCGGAGGAGCAGGTGTTCCAGTCGGAGGAGCCGATGTAGATTCAAACCCCTCTTTTGTCTCAAATAGATCGTCAAAAAATCCGACCAATGAGGGCGTTTTTGATTCTCGCAAATCCGGTTTATGTTTTGATTTTTGTATATTATTCTTTTTTGTCCAAAATGTGTCTTTCATGTTATTGTATTATAATTAAACTATAATAGAATATGAGAAATAACACGCTGTGTATTATCGCGCATACATCATTCCGCAATTACCGCCAATAAACGACAATACATTAAACCGCTCCTCAAAAACGTGCATATTGTAGTTGTATTCGTATAACGCCCAGGCCGGTTTCTGCGTCACTGAAATTGGATTTCCCTGTACGTCACACGCAATTTCTAAATTCGAACCATTTGTATCGATTGGTGGTAAATATGTTGTGAATTCCAGCTCCACGTTTTTAAATCGTGACGTATTGATCGCACCGGATGGCTGATATTCGTAAGGGCTTGTGTTCAAACAAAAATTATAACAATACAATCCCTCTTTCGCAAACCCCTGAGTTCGCACATATTTTTCCACGTAGTCAAAAACGCCGCGAGGTAATGATATTTCACGATAATCCCCGGACAATAATATTCCAAATGTTTCCATTATATATTTCTGATTTGCTGCACTGTAATTCCCAGTAATATACATCCCACTTATGGGGTCCAATACAATATTCGACGGTATTGTATTATACGGCCAGTTCGTAAAATTGGACCACTCATTTCGCATAAACGCGTCATTGCGCTGGAAATACCACATCCAGTTCGCAACCATTCCCGATGAACTATCTAATTTTACACGTTGAGATCCCACCACATTCATAAAATTGTATTCAAATACATCTTTGACTAAATAAATCTGGTCTTGCGCTGCGAACAATTCCTGTTCGTCCGGAGATAAGAAACAATATGTTGATAATAGATGAATATCTGCATTCCAAGTCAAGGATTTCGTTTGATAATTTATACTAGATAAATCGGTAGATGGCGGTGTTTGCAAAAAACGATACATTTGAAACTGATTCTCATTGAAATTCGGTTGCACATACGGAAATCCCTGTGTTGGATTAAAGACGTCCCGGACCTGGAACAACTGCTGAATCGGTCGGACTGTGATATTCACAATTAATTCATTATATTGCAATGCGACCAATGGAAATGCGCACCTACTATCCAAACAAAACCACGTATTTAATGGTATATACAAGGTGCGACCGCGTATCGATGGTTCTGCACCAGCACTATTTGTTGTATATTGCGCAGACGGATATACATTCCGTTGATATGGAGGTGCAAAGACACGATCGGGTGAGTTTGCGGGATCGACCAATTCGGGGACATTCCCGGTCATGGCGTTAAATAACCCCTTTTTCTCGCTATCGAAATCTCGCGCCACCATCGCAGTCAAATATTGGCCGGAATATTTGTGTATTGATATCGACCCGCACGTAATTTCAACATCCTGAATCATCTGCGACCCAATATTTTCAATCCATTTGAAATCATAGGGCGAATATTGATAATTTGTTTCCGAACTAGGCAACCAAATTGGGCTCCAAATATCCGGTAAATTCACCACCAAATATGTATCCATTAACAAATCTGCATATCGTTTGACTTTGAATGTATATTTAGACGGTTCTGTGATGCGCAAATCGCGCATCCCATCGAAATCTAAGCGGAATTTTTGCAGCCCAAAGTTGGTATATTTTGAATAAACAACTTTGAAAAATGTTTTGGTGGGATTTCCAGTCAATATTAAATTCGAGCTACCTGTTGATATGATGTTTAATAACCCACCCGCCATTTTATTAAATATATACTACCCAATTATATTTTTGTCTTTCTAATTCTCTTTCTGTGAATACAATAAATCCGGTAAAACGGAAATCTCTCGCAGTATTATAAATGGCGGAACTTTTCGATTATTTACTTCTGTTTGGAATCACTGCATTAATAATATATATTCTTCATAAAATGATACAAAAACGCAAGGCGGACCATCCAAGCGCGCAGAATCCTCCATATGTCGATGTTCCCAATGATGCTCAAATGGCCCAATTAAATCAAGTCGAGAATTCCGTTAGTGGAAACGGTTCGGGAATTACAAATACCGCATTTGATCCCACAAATAACAATGCTCTTCGAAATTATTGCATTAAATCGTCGTTTAATAGTGCATACACCGGCGGCTATGTGAATCGCGATATGGTAAAATACGTATTAATGCGCGGGTGTCGATTTTTGGACTTTGAGGTATTTATGAAAGATAATGTGCCCATTGTCGCATACTCAACTTCGACTGCGACAGACAGTTCCTTCAATCACTTCACATCTGAGGGACCCGCCATTTCTTTAGGCGGTGTGTTCTCAACAATCATGTCGAATGCATTTAACGATACCTCTCCGAACCCAAAAGACCCTCTATTTATTCACTTGCGCATAAAATCATTTTTACCCAGCGTGTATGATGCGGTGGCGACTACAATCCAAGGTTCATTGGCGCCCAAGTTATATGCCGATTCAAATGGGTTTGCGATTCCGGTAAATTTGGATACACAACTCAATTTACTGCGAGGTAAGATTGTAGTTGTGGTTGATAAATTGTCTTCCCCTGGGTATGATAATTACGCGTCATGTACTCCAGCACAGCCGTCATGCACTGCATTGTCCAAATATATTAATGCGAACAGTGGAACACAAACGTTCCGAATTTACAGAGAGAATGAATTATTATATCAACCGATCAATCCTCCAGAACCCAATGTGTATTTGATGCGGATCGTTCTACCCAATATTGGGTTTTTCAACAATGTATCGAACTCCGATAGTTTGTATTTAATTAAAAACTACGGAGCGCAAATAGTCGCCCAAGCATTTTATGAAAACAATCGCAATTTGACCATATACGAAAGTCTATTCCAGCAATACAACAGTGCGTTTATTCCACTGCCCGATGCGGTCGCATTCGCGTCGTAGATGCAGCAAAGCCATGCAATCGTCGGTGTATAATTAATAATTATACATCCAAACTTTTTGCATGTATATTATAAGTAATATACATTCACATGTCCAAGAAACGCGATAAAACACAAAGGCGCCATTTTACACCGGAAGAATGTACCGACCAGATGACCTTCCAAGAGTGCGAATTGGCCATTTTACGCCATGCTGTCGATAATAATGAACGAATTTTAGGTAATAAATTGGCTACAAGTGATGCGATTATCGGTATGATTCGCATTGTAGAAGATTTCCTCGCGCGTAAGAAACTGATTTGCTATGGCGGTACGGCAATCAACAATATTTTACCCAAATATGCCCAGTTTTACGATCGCGATTACGAAATTCCGGACTATGACTTCTTTTCAGCAAATGCATTGGACGACGCCAAAGAATTGTCCGACGTTTTTTACAAGGAAGGTTATTTAGACGTGGAAGCAAAATCCGGTGTTCATGAGGGAACATACAAGGTTTTTGTGAATTTCATTCCCATGGCCGATATTACCCAGATTCACAAGGAATTATTTGATGCATTGTCCAAGGATGCAGTATCCGTCGCAGGAATCAAATATGCGCCCCCCAATTTCCTACGAATGAGCATGTACTTGGAACTGTCTCGACCAGCGGGCGACACTAGTCGCTGGGAAAAGGTGCTCAAACGTCTTACATTGCTCAATGAATATCACCCGATGAAAGTGAATTATGACTGCTCGGCGGTCGATTTTCAACGTAAAATGGAAGATGATGCCGATCAATCCGAAAAGTTATATTTAGTCGTTCGCGACGCCTTTATTGAAATGGGAGTGGTATTCTTTGGTGGATATGCGAGCAGTCTCTATTCGCGATATATGCCCAAGAAAACAAAGAAATTGATCGAAAAAATACCGGATTTTGATGTATTGGCCGAAGACCCGCAACGCACAGCCACCATTGTCCAAGAACGCTTAACCGACGCCGGATTCAAAAATATCAAGGCAATAAAACACGAGGCAATTGGCGAAATCGTGCCGGAGCACATTGAAATTCGATATAACAAGGAACTGTTGGCTTTTATATACAAACCCATTGCATGCCATAATTACAATACCATTAATATTGGACACCAAGAAATAAATGTCGCGACAATTGATACCATTATGAGCTTCTATTTAGCGTTTTTATATGCAGGAGCAGATTATTATTTTAAAGACCGCATTTTGTGCATGGCCAAGTATTTGTTCGAATTAGAGCAAAAGAACCGGCTTTCTCAGCGCGGTCTCTTAAAACGATTTGTACCCAAATGCATAGGTGTCCAAGAAACATTGGAAAGCATTCGCGCGAAAAAAGCACTGAAATTTAATGAATTGCGCGGAAAACGCGGAACACGGGAATATGAAGAGGTGTTTTTAAAATATACACCTGGTGAGAAATCCACATCTGGTAATAAGAAGAATGGGACGACGAATGTTGATGATGACTATGTAATTACCATATCAGAATCTGAACTGTCCAAGAAAGACAAACCAAAAAAGCACAGGAAAACGAAGAAAATCCGAGCAAACATGAAAATAGACAATATTTTCAATGCATTGAAATAACAACATCATTTTACGAAAATGCCTGTAAAATTGAAAGTCTTTTTCACAATGGAGTCGAACAGTATCTCCATTGTGAAAAAATTACGAAAACATGAACTATATTGAAACGATCCAGGCAATCAAGGACGAGTGCGCCCTTATTAATTTGATATATTCCGATGATGGTAGCGACGGACGCATCACAAGTGCAATCAAAGAAAAGGAATATTTGGATGCATTGGAAGGCGGTCTTCGCTCCAAATTTCCATTGATTCAAATAGAACGCCCAAAGGATCGCTGGTGGTATGATGTACGAATCAACGATATTCCAATTAATCTAAAACTCACCACCGGCGGCACGGACAATGCATTCAATAAAGTGGCCATTATATATACCCTATCCGGTCAAGAAACAACAAAGAAAAATATGAATTATGATGCTTGGTATGCAGTGCTGAAAACGTCGCCAAGAAAAGAGGTCCGTAACAAAGCGACTGAATATCACTACTTGGTGGTGGAAAAGAGCACCGGCCAAGTTTTGCTAAAGTCGGTCTTGGACATTCATACTTACAAAACCAATCCTTGCAATATTCTCCAAATCAATTGGACAAGCGAGTTCAAAAATCGAAACTTCGCTATTTTGGACTCAGATTTCCACAAAAAAGAACGCGAATTGCTAAAGGCCGTCCAGAAATCGATTGTTCAATCCATGGAATCGATGATGGAGTTTGCGAAAGGGGATATTGATTCTGAATTCCAGGATATGCACGCCTAAACCGCACAAGGAACGATCGCACAAGGAACGATCGCACAAGGAACGATCGCACAAGGAACGATCACATTCGACAACTGTTTCTGGCCTATTTTAAACCGATTCGCATAAATATAGTTTTGCTGAAATTCTGGTCCATTTAGAAACTCGACAATCCGAACCATTTCGGCCTCGTCCAGTTTTTTTTTGGGATAAAGACAGAGTAGTGCTCCTCCAAAATACTGCATTTTGTCCAAGAATGCGACATCCGTTTTCCGCGTCATATTTCGCACATAAATGCAGTGTTCTCCGGAATGCGCCTTCATGGCCCCGATATTGCGCGGTGCCCCCCATTCGTACCAATTTTTTTCACTAAAGTTGCGAATTCTGCGCTCCATGAGTTCCGTTTTCTTGGACAATAGGTGTTGATTGATCGTCTCGTTGGTTGTAGGAAATGTTTCAGCGAAGATAAAAGACTCCACTCTGTCCTTGTCCGTCAAAACGCCTAAATTCCCAAAGGGGGCGCGATAGACATCGTCTTTCCCCGAAACAATACCCACATATACATGAAATAGTTCGGATAGAGGGGTACCGACAACCTCATTTTCGCTAAAGGTAACGATTCCTTGGCGGATTTGGATAAACTGGGGGTTCCCATTAACCATCGTTTTTTTCAAGGGGGAGTCATCCATTTTTCCTAAATGACGTTCATATCGAAAAACAACCACATCGATACTCGCCCCTTCAAATAGATTCTCTTTGTGTGGGAACCAGAAATCCGTAAAATCGCCGATTTGCGCCATTTCTTCAATCAATTTCGACGCGCTGGTTAATTTCAAGAAATCGGAAGGAACAATGAATATTAATTCCCCGCCGTCATTGTCCAACAAATGGAAACATCGCTCAATAAATTTCAAATAGAGATTGCCGGTGATAGATGGGGTCTTCGATTCGACATATGAACTGCTATGTTTTACATATGGCGGATTTCCAACAATGGTCTTGTATTTGCACTCGATTGACTGTGCTAAGAAATCACCATAATAGATGTTTTGTCCCTCACCGACAGTGATTACATGCGGAATTGTCGCATCCAGTTCATAACCATGTACTGGATAATGGGGGTCTGATGTTAAGAACGGTCTCAGCAAGTGTCCAGCGCCAAATGATGGTTCTAATACACGGCACCCGCGATGTTTTACGTGATCGAACACCCATTGTTGCAATTCGGCGGATACCGTAAAATATTGACCTAGCTCCTTTTTATATGAAGGTGGGGGTGCAATTACGGCGCCTTCGTCTATGCACGATCGTTTCCTACGTCCGTGGGCGAGATAACGACTGCGCTCCTGGAATTCTTTCCCACATTTTTCGCATTTATAATCCACCATTTTGGTTTGGTTAAATATAATGTGGGATTGGGTTTAAATTGGTTAAACATCAATTTTATGGCTCCATGCGCGCACAAGGGTCGATTTTGTATAGAGCACTACATATACAAAATTGATGGGGGCTGACTGTATGGTTGTAATGTATTCTTTCTTTCTACATATAGAAACCAATGATGCTTCATGAATGGATTATACACTTATATCGGGCTGGTGTGGGCATGTGCATATTCGCCACATGGTTTGTATGTTCCTCGATTTACTGGATCTGGTTGGCGAAAGACCCGGAAGAATTGCGTTGTACAATTTCCAATGGGTGTAATTCTTCGTTTCGCTAAAAATACAATTCTTGGACATTGTCTAACAAGCCCGGATAGCATTTCGCTAAAAAGTCGCGCATTTTTTTACCCGATCTTTCGCGCCCATAATGCGCTTTCCACCATTTCTTTGGATCCATTTTGTCTTTCTTGGACAATAATGTTTCAATAGACCCTTTGATATCATGTTCATCGGTAAATAGTTCTCCCGTTTCGGGCGTAATGTATTTGGTTCCACAGAGGAGACTCCGATTCATCAAGACGGGGAGCCCTTTTGTAATGCATTCGGGCACCACGCGCGGCGATGCGTCGTAGATATTCGGCATAAAGAGGAACTTGCACTCGCGTATTTTGTCCTGAAACTCATGATAGGGGAGGAAATCGGTAGTCGTAATTTTGTCGCCGTATTTCTCCTCAAGGCCACACCCTATGCGCCCCACAGCCAGGACACTAAGCCCCATTTCGTTAATAAGAATAGGGAGGCATTTTTCCGCCAAATCGAAGTTGCGATTTATCGCATTCCATCCATTTCTTGGACAATCATCTCCATGGTCTTTCAAACAAACATAGAGAACGTCATATTTCTTCTCCTTCGCAGGTTCTTCATCAACATTGTAAAAATCGGACTCACTAATATCCGCCAAATTGTGTGTTTTTTCGGACAACCCATATTGGCCGGGGTTTTTGAAGCAGCACATCCAATTTTTGATTTGGTTGATATAATCAAAGCTGTCCTTATGATGGTATTTGTCTTCACTCACGTCGTAAATTTTATTGGGGAATGATTTGTACGCGGTGATGCCTGCTACACGAATTCCATTGTCTAAATATTCTTGGTAGGTATTTCGAGCATCATCATCGCGGAAAAAAGCCGATACGAGAACAATGGGTGCGGACGCCCCCTTTTCATCCGTTAAATACCGATATGGGAATTTCGATTTTTCGCGATGTTCTTTCAATGTAGTATTCAAATACTGCATATTTGGCGGATTGTCCTGGACATCGAATCCTTCGATGGGACGTGAATACGGCATGTTCAGAAAATAGATGGCTATACATATCAAGACAAGTCCCAATAAAAATAATCGGTAACCGCGCATATTTTTAGGTAAAATCTTGGACAACATGTTATAAAATACTATAATATGTATAGAAAAAGGGTGGCTCGTCGTAAATCAATGGATTAGTTATATCATACTTACTTTGTATGCTACCGTTTGCATGCTGTAAAAAAACGACCCAAATAAAGCACTCTTGAGCAATAAGCCTGTGAAATTGAAATTCCCATCTTCGTGATAAATGGTCATAAAGGAAAAGTACTTGCGCAAAATAGTGTTAATAACGGGCATTTGGAAAACGAAATACAGAACAGCTACGAAAATGGGGACCTGTAGCTGGCTAAACCAATCTTGGGCGGCCGTTTCGCGATACTTGGTCTGTTCATGATCCATTAAGGCCTTTTCACTTGCTGCCTCATACTCGCGAATATAATCGGATGTTAGTTTGACTTGCGGGACGTGATTCGGACGTACAGTTTCGTCTTGCTGATAGTCCAACGTATTCATCGGAATATCGCGCGATGGAAGGTTATATTGTTGTGCTTGTTCATCCATTTGATGAGGAGGCCTACGTTGGGGCGACGGCACGGGTAGCGGAACGCCGTTTGGTGGTTGCCCCGAATTCCCGTAGGGATTGGGATGAATATTCAATGGGACATAGGTGTTTTGTCCCATATCATCATTTGGTTGATTATAATTATGTTGCGCCTGTGCGGTAATATTGCCCTGCATTTGTAATGGAATTTGTTGTTGTGTCGAAGAACCCGTGTGCTGAACTTGCATCGTAATATTTTCGGGGAGGTCTGCAAGACTTGTTGTAGATTTGGACATGGAAAAACTATACATTATTCAATCATCTAATCATAGAATAATGAGCGCACGAGATAATAAATTTATTCGACATTAACAACCTGTTTTTTCTTATCGCACGGGGCAGCGGAATAATCGTAGGTGTAACACTGTTCGCCATACTTATATATTTTTCCATCAATATCTCCTAAAATAGGTCCTTTGAACGTAATACAGTTTTTGTCGGTGCAAACTTTGCGAAATAAAGTGGCCAAACCGAGACCGAGTAAAATAGATATGAAGACTTTTCCTAAAGGCGTATGTAATAATCGTGCAAAGTTCATAGTATAGTGTTTGAAATCTATACTATAATGGTGCATTTTTCCAAGTTGTGAAATTATGCTTGTACGGGAATTTTTGAGATTTGCGTCGGATTCGACGGACATTTGACCTCCGTTTGATGAAATGCAAAACACTTATCTGACTTGTCTTTATATAGAACGTGTTCTACACTTTCGGGTGTTGGATAAACCATGATTTTTCGGCGGTCGTCAAATGTCGTATAGACGAAGAACATGCCGACTGCAAAACTGATAAAAAATGCGGGAATATCAATATATTGTGTTATTTTCATCTCTATATAAAAGGCGTGTATTATTCTACATCGCAAAATAGAGATTGATTATGGAGGTGATTGCGCGTGCGCAGATTGCTCCTTTTTCGCTTGTTTCTTCATACGTTTCTTTTGACTTGCGGTAACGGGTCTATGCACGGACGATTTCTCCTGCGTTTCGCCCTCCAATCGAAAGACCAAACTGTTTGGATCGTCTGTATTGAATATATTCGGGTTTTCCGCCATAAATTTATCGTAAGCAGCTTGACGTTGTGCTTCCGCGGCCTTTTGTTGTGCAGCTTGCTGCTCCTTTTGCTGATGTCCAGCGTTCGCACGGGCACGTAGTTGGTCTTTCGATGCCTGTACCTTTTCCATTTGTGCGATTGCATTGGTATCGATCTTTGCCCCTTTGGGCATATTCATACCATTGGGCATTCCCATATTCATACCATTGGGCATTCCCATATTCATACCATTGGGCATTCCCACACCCATACTTTTTGCTAAATTCTTGAACATGTCTCCCATATTACCCCCGTCGCCACCGGTCATATCCTTCATTTTGCGCATCATATCTCCCGCCTCGCTCAATAACTCTTCGCGCGAAATGTCTCCAGACGCCATTTTCTGATTCAATTTATCACCCACCGTTTTGACTAAACCGGATATTTGTTGGGGATTCTTCATGAGTTTTGCTAAAATGTCCTTGGTTGAGCGCGCATTTCCAAAATCAGCACCCAATGTGTTTGCAAAATCGCTGCCCAAATCTTCGGCAAGTTCCTTCGCCAATCGCCCAATTTTCCCATCAAACATTCCACGTAAATGCTCATTAATACCTGAAAGTTGATCTTTCAAGTCGTCAAACGTTTTCTTGTCCGTAAATGTATTTCGGCTCTCTGTATTCGCTGGCTCAGGTGCAGCGGACTCCGTATCATTTAAATGACCAAAAAAATCGCCAATATTGTTCATCGCATCCTCCATCTTTTTGTGCAAATCCTCTTCATTCATATTTTCAAACATATTCATAGCGTCACCAAAATCCATTTTATCCTTCATTGACCCAACAACAAGAAACATAATGACCTGTAAATATTTCCAAATGCTTTCGCGCGTTTTATCCGTAATACCCGCACAATTATACAGCATTTTGAATTCAACATTGGGCAAAAATGTGGTAGCCACAGTGCTTTCGCTGCTAAAAATGGCCGCATCTTGATTTAATATATCAAAGAATCGTTCGGGATATACGGTAGAGCAATGCGCAAATAATTGGATAAACTCCGCCTCGGTCGTTCGTGAATTTGACCACTTCTCCCATAAAGATTTGTATTCAGGGAAAGTCGTAGAAAGGTCGTTTGCAAAATCGCAAATCGTCGCGCGAAAATTGTCGGGCAGTGTTTGAGACATATTGTTGTATGTGAATATAATATAACGACGATTTATACCCTTTCTATTGTATTTAAGTTTTTGGCCGAAACTCTTTTGTATATCTATAGTAGTAATCATGAAAATACTTACATGGAACATTTTAGCATCAGAATGGGTTAAAAAATCATATTATCCAGGCGTGAAGTCATCTGTAATATTCGACAGAAAAGGGCGATTTGATCGAATATGCGCATTATTGCGCGAAGCGGACCCCGATATCATCAAGCTCCAAGAGGTAATGAAAAAAGAGTATTCGAAATTAGTGTCCATGTTCGAAGATAAATATATTATTTCGGACCTGAAGAAAATGGTGTGGTATAACACGACTTCTGCCGAAAGCGGCAATGTGACCTTGCTGCGGCGGTCATTATTTTCATCCGAAAAAATAAACCATATTCCGCAAGAATATGGATTATATACGCAGTGTTATTATAAGAATAAGGCCTTTGATATCTTCAACATTCATTTAGACGATGCATCAAATAAAAAACGACATCAACAATGGTCTCATTTACATAGCCTGGCCCGCGATTCATGTTGCGCCACCATAATTGCCGGCGATTTTAATCATCCCTATAGAAAAGATAGTAAATTGTATCACGTGCCAGGATACACGGTACATAATATGTGTTCGACGTATTATATTGAACGTAAAATGAATGTAGATAATATTTTGACGAAAGGAATGATCCAACCGAAAAATTCGCAGTGTGCGTTATATCCGACGACGATTGAAGACGGATTCTATAAATATGGATCGGATCATTTACCAGTATTGGTCGAAGTCGAGCTGGTCTAAATAGACAAAATTTGTATGATGTCCGATCCCATACAGGAGTCCTCTTTTACCACACTTTGGGGACATGGAATCTGTAACGTGGGTATGTGGTTAGTTTGATTCCAACAGGTATATGCCCCAGTTAAGATTTGGTGGTTGCATTGTAGCGCCACGTAATTTATTCCACCCATACTTTCGCGTAATGCAGATGCGCTCATAGTTTGCCCAGCGGAGTCGGATAATATGGTTGGTGTCGGTATATGTTGCGTCCATTGAATCGCCGTTTCGAAATATTGCAATTGCGTGAGAGTGGTACATGTGCCGTGTTTAGTCCATTCGTGCTCCCAAAAACTGGTATAAGACGAACTGTCGGGGTCAGACTGCACATTTGGCCAATATTGGACCATGGTTGATTCGCCAATTTGCTGCGGAATGGTAGTGTCGAACGGTTCTGAATTACACGATGCAGGATAACCATTGACTGCATATTGGGGCCATAACCCATGAATGGTGAAATTTGTAGTCCAATACGCCAAGGGATCTTCACATCCTGGATAAGTTTGGCCCGCGCAAAACCCGGGCGTCCATGAATATGCATATACGTAAATCGTCGGAGCATCGGTTTGACCGGCTGCGCCTAAAATAGCGGACAAGAAATAGCCGATTGTATAAAATAGTGTTTTAGACATATAACTGGAGGTGTGTGCTTACAATATCATAACATATATTTTCTATATAGGTTATCATATGTCGTTACTTCATTTCATATCCAAACAATCTGAAATCGGGCTCATAAACCGTATTGATCAGCGCAATGGTTTCTTTGCTTAAATCAGAGACCGTAAATCTTTTTTCGTTTTTGTTGTTATGCACATCTAATATAATGTTCATATGATAACGGTTCATAAGGAGCTCAAATTCTTCGGCCAGGGTTTCAAATTTTAGCACGTGGATTTGTATATGTTCCGAATTATCTAAATATTTATATTGTTCGGCATAATGACCACCCATTTTAGATCGGTTTAATATTCGCATTTGGATATATTCATTCATTTCATATACTGTGCTGGTTGTTGAATCGTGTGTTATGTGTTTCCATGTACCACCACCCCACTTACAATGATATTCAGAGAGCATTCTGTCGTATGGATTACGAACAATCGCAAACCAATCATACTTTTCTTTAATGTGATTTTGAATCAGCGGAAAAAAATAATGATGATGCGCAATTACATGAGGTAATGCGGCAACTCTGTATTCGGGATGAAATCGGCCGAGAAAGATTTCTTTCGGCAATGCACAATCTTCAATGCTCGTTCCGCCCGTTTTTGTAATATGTATAAACTTAAGCGGTTTCATCATGAATAATTAACAATTTAACTGTAATATAGTTATATTTTTACAGAGACGAAGAAAAATAATATATACCGCGAAGCGCCAGGTGAATATATTTGCCTACGACCGCCAGTGTTTTCCACAATCTAAACAAGTCACAAATATAGTCGCCGGCTCATCTGCACTCCGTGTTTGCATCTCATAATACGTACATCGGGTCGATTTGCATTTTTTGCAAGTATACATATTGGTGGATGCTTGAATATTATCTGCATATTTTGAGGCATCGCGCTTCATCTTGCTTTCGATTAATGATTTCCAACGTTCCGGATTGTATTCTTGGTGCGTCATAAAAGCGACATTTTGCGGCACAATCTCCTTATTTCGTAATAATTCAATCAAAGCAGTGTTAGTCAGGTTCATCACAATACTGCGCAACCGGTCCTTGTATAATTGCACAAAATGCGGATTCTCCCATTTTTTTACGATTTTGCGACGTGATGCTTCCTGAATAGTATAGTTAAATATACCCTTTTCCATGTTTATAATATCCGGCATTTCGAACTCCGCAAGTAGCGGAGACAACATTTTTGTGCGAATATTTTCGCGAAATATGACGTGGTTTGTAATTTTCGACATAATATCAGTATATGCTGTATATTGGTATTATGGATTTAAATCAATTTTGTGGATAACAATTTTGCTACACATACTCCTCTTCGCTCAATTCACTTGTACATTCCAACCCGTCTTCATCGACATGCTTTTGCAGAGAAAGAAATACATTTTGTACAACCTTTGACTTGGTTGGTTTTGCTTTTCTGGATGAGCGTCTGCGACGTGCAGGCGCTTCGTCTTCATCCTCTTCCTCTTCCTCTTCCTCCTCTTCCTCTTCCTCCTCTTCCTCCTCTTCCTCGTCATCATCCACAATAAACCCGTCCTTCGCATAGCCCTCCTTGGTT